GTCCGCAATGAACAAATCGTTTTGCTGCAGTTGCTCAACTAGGTCGCGCACCTCCTTTTTTGCTTTGTCGGCGTTCTTTCCGATGACGACCGGAAAGGTCGAAAGCCGACGGATCATCAAGTAAAGAGCCGTTAGAATTGCAAGCGTCGTCTTGCCTTCGCCCCGAGGCCCGGCAATCGATTGATCCCCGCCGTAACGAGCCGCATCGATGATCGAATGCACCATCGCCAAGCGATCCTCAGTCCAGCCCTCGAAGAACTTTTCGGGAAAGTAGGTCGAGAGCCATAAAGCTGGATCAGACTCGCACTTGAGCCGACGAGCAGGATCGAGAGGTGGAGGGATGGATAGGTCACGATCCATCGCCCTCTTTCGAGCCATCCTCTCCGCGTCCTTCGATTTCTTCGGAATCGCACTCGTCAAGGACGAAACCATCGACAACGACACCTGATTCAGCCGAGAGCCTAGCAACTTCTCCAGGGCTGAGTTGTCGAGCGAGTTCCACCAATCGCTGTCTGCGTTCATGCTCATCTGCTTGATCCATCCTCTCTTGCTGGACGTTCAAGGAATCCGCCGCCATCAAAGCTTTTGCCGCTGCTGTCTTTTCCCGTGGCGACGAATCCGCATCTAGCAAGATTTTTGCTAGCGACTTGACTATGACGCTTCGCATTGCGTCGGGTATTGGCCATCGTTCTCTCAATGCTTTCTCCCATCGTCTTGTTTCGCGAAGCATTCAAAAAACCAACTCAATCGAAAAATCAGAACCGCCTCTAACGATTCGTTTTACCATCGACGGGTATTTAGCTTTAAGCCTGTCGATGCAATCCTTTTCCATTTTTTGCGTCCTGTAGTCCTTGCATCCCCCATCGTCTGTCCAGTGGCTGTTTTCCCAGTAAAGATACCTAGCCGCAACCACTCCTCCATCTTCTACTACGCATCGAAGATTCATTTCGTAATCTTCTTTGACCGGAAACGACTCGTCAAATCGAATTCCGCTTTCGTTGCATATCCCGCAGAAACTAGCTGTCACATAAGACTTGAACAGAAAAGGCTTGTATGGATATACCGATCTTTTAGCTGACTGAGTTGCAATGCCCCACAGTCTGTACTTCATTTGCCGAGTGATCTCGAAAAGCTTTTCCGCTTCCGCTAGCCACTGATCCCCGTTGAGCTTCTGGTGCTTGGATTGCGACTCAAGCATTTTAACCCATCCTTGCTGCTTTACGTCGTCATCAACCATAACCACATCTGAGAACCCGCAATTGTCAAGAATCCAATTTCGTGTCCTTGTTATTCCTGAAACTGTATTCGGTACCGCATTTACCGCATTCTTACCATAAAACTTTACATAAGACCTCACCTCGTTTTCAGGCACAAATAGTTTAGCGAACGGAAGCACGTCTAGCGTTTTGACTTTCCCCGCCCTTCCTTTTGATGGAACCGCGAATATCACACTAGCAATCCTTTCACTCGATCCCAAGTCAAAACTCTTTCTGTCGAAACTGCATCGAACGGTGATCCGTCTTTGTATCCCCCTCTCCGAACCAACTCTAGGCCAAGCGTTTCTTTTGCCTCGTCAAATTCGATTGCATCTGAAAACGTAATCAGAATGTACTCTTTTCCTGGCTCAAGCTGCAGGGATTGTGATAGCTTTCCGTCGCTTTCCGATTCACTTGATTCTTCGTCAATCAGACCCATCGCCTCGATTTCCTCCGCCGTGAAACCAGCTGCATTCGCTAATTCCTCATCGTCGGCCAGCAAGCCGTTTAATTGAGCCGCTAGAACGTCGGAATTCCACTCGGCTAATTCTGATGTCCGATTGTCCGCGATGGCGTAGGCGATTGCGTCAGAGCCTTTTAGATCGGTCTTAACGCAATCGATGGAATCCCATCCGAGACGACGAGCCGCCTCTAGTGTTCCATTGCCTGCCCGAACGATGTTGTTCATATCAACGACAATCGGCTTTTGCTGACCGAATCGGCGAAGCGATGCGACGATGGATTCTATATTTCGATCGTCGTGCTTCCTTGCATTGGCAGGATCGTTGCTAAGGTCTGCCACCTTGATCTTGATAATTTGCATACCGCCCCCCTTACCCCCCTGCGAACAAATTAGCGAACAGACGAACTTTCTCTTGTTTTTTCGTGCTAATGGTCTGCGTACCAAAAGTCCATGTCGCTGAAAGGACCCCAAAATAGGGGGGCGTAGCTGTCATCATGTTTGCTTCTCCTGCCACTCAGCATTCTTGCCGCTCTTGACCCGTGTTATCTTAACGCCTATAGCACTGACGATCTCGACAGACCATTCGTACCATCCAGGCCTGAGCGTGCCTGTAACGGTTTTGGCAACGTCAAAATCTAAATGGACATTCCCGCCTGTTGCGTCGGTCACAGTCCCTGTAGCGATGAAGGAATTGACGCCTTCATCGTCCTCGTACCGCATTCCGAATCGAGCCGTTGAAGTGGCAATAACGTAGCCGCTGGGTAGTTCCACCGTCCATCGAAACCGCCGTCCATTTGCCGCTAGGTAATCATCCCCAATAACCAATGGGCTTGCGAGTTGACCTGACGATGTAACCGGAGTCGTTACGTTTACCGTACCGCCCGCTGTGATTAACGCCGTCTTATCCCGAATCTCATCCAAGATACCCACCGTTGGATCCGTTGGCGTTGTTCCGCTCGTTGGTATGCCGAGAATCGACCGGATAGCGGTTCGCTCGTTCGCTGTCCAATCCGTCCCGCCGCCACCGCCTCCAACGGATGGGGCCATCTCCAAAGCAATCGTATCGAACCGGAATTGCCCCGCTCCATCGGATTCGATCATGCTATCGAGCCGAGTAAGGGCCTGAGTAGCTGCAACCGCCGTAGCAATCTCTGTAGCTGCATCAGCTGCTAAAGCCCTAGCCGACAAAGCACCTGTTGCAAAAGCATCTTCGGGAATCGAATTAGGTTCGGCATCGTGAAGAACCGCCGCAACGTGATGGGATCCTGTCACCGCGACTGTTCGCTGAGTGCTGGCCCCGATGAGCACTTGCTTACCAAAGCTATTGTTTTCCCATGTTGCAGTCGTTAATGAGTTCCAAACCGCTTGAGCGATCGGCGCGTAGAGGTCGTTGGCCGCAAGTGCGTTCGACCCAAGTTCGGCAATTGCCCCGTCAATTGTGATAGCAAGATTGCTGAAGTTATCTGGGAATGCCACAATCAAATCGGTTTTAGCCTTAATTGCTGCCACTTCGGTATCCACAAAATCATCGATCGCGTCAACGCTGGTTTGCGTCGCTCGGCTTCCGATGGTCTGATCGATTCGCGATAGCCCAAACGCCGCCGCATCCTGATAATCAACCGCATCAAGCTCGATCTCGATGTCAACAGGGTGCATATTCGCAGCACCCCTCAGGCATACCTCGACCATCCGAGCACCCGCAGCGATAGCCGCATCAGGTATGTCAATCTCGTACCTACCAGCCCTAGATCCACTCGCGACGATACCGCCTGAGACGTAAGTACCGAGGGTTTTTGAGACGAGCGTAACCGATGTCCAAGACGATTGCCCTTGCCTTCGATACTCGAGCACAAGACCGCTCGTTGTATGCGTCAATCCGCTCAACCCCCCGCCCGTGGTCGATGCGGTATCGTAGACGATAACAGGAAGCGAAAGCGATGTTAAACCAGCCTTGATTTTACGTCTCATTCGCTCATCCCTCCGCTCATTCCTGGCCGGAAAAATATTCCACCACCACCACCAAACGCAGGCCCGTCAAACTCGATTAATTGCAAGACTCGGCTTGCGTAAGTTGCCGAGGTCGTCAGAGTCGCGTTTGTCGATGCCCAGTTGCTTAACTGACTTGCGTTTGTATCGTGTAATACCGACTTCCAGACACCTGACGACGATTCTACGTTGATGTTAGCCATGCCGCTTGGAGCCGTTTCAAGGCTGTTGGTCGAATTGAGTTGGATCGCCGTTGCGACGTACCAATTATCAAGAACGCCGGCCCGATAGTTTCCTAAGCCTGGATAAATAATCGTTGAACTGCTTGCTCCTGTTGATGCAACCGCAGTACTAATCGCAAGTATTCCGCTGGCCCTATAGACCGCACAATGCAACACTGACGCGTTAGTCCAAGTGCCGCTAACTTCGCTTGACGATTCAGCTAGCTTCCATCCGATTGCGGAACTAACATTGGTTCCGCTAACAGAATACGCAACCCAGCCGCTAGGGATTGTCGCCGCTGTCGAGTTGTTTCTGTTAGCAACGATCAAGATCAGATCCCCGCTTTGATGCGTTGGGATTGTGATTGTAGTTGCTTGTGCTGATGCTGAACCGACTCTAGAGATTGCCACTTATCACCAGATCCTCATCGCCATGTTTGTATTGGTCAATGATCGCTTGCGTTGAGTTGTAGCGATCGATATTTTGCTGCGTGTACAGGGCACGCTTAGCCGCTGCCCCGTTGAGTACATCCCTAGCCACCCGAATCGAATCAGCCGACTGAGTGCCGATACCAACATGATCGACCCACCGGATCGTTTTGAAGCCCATCCCAGCGAGTTCTTGAGCTTGACTCTCGGTTGCGTAGCCGTATTGCACCAAGTGCGAAATCATCGTTGCTGCTGTTTGTGAGTTCATGTCGGCAACCTCAGATGGGTTGCTCGGGTTGTCAACCCAACCCTTGATATTCCAAATCGCATTCCTTTGGTCTCTAGGAAGCGAAGGATCAAACGCATCTGCGTTAACCTTGCCGTAGATGCCTTGGTCAACGGCATACTTAAGCACATCGACAATTTTGACATTCGATGCGACCCGCACCGTCAAGGCGTTTATTAAATCCGCCGATTCTTGGTCGCTTAGGTAGCTGTAAATAGGCTTTTTAAGTTCTTCAATCAATGGTTCGTCGTTCATACTCGCGCCTCAATTCTGGTAGTCACAAAAACAACGTACTCGATGTACCGCCAAAAACCGATCGCATCGAGCACCGGATTAAGCATCGGACTCATTACGCAATACCGGATATGATAGGGCGAACGATGATGCTCCGCATGATGCTTGCACGATTGCAGGATGCCACATCGTTGAGCCATCGATACCAACCAGCCGTTCCGCCCTTTAGAGTGCCCCCAAGCATGAATCTGATTGGCTTGGGACAGGAACAAAAACGTCAGCCATGCGTCTTGTGTCGCATCAAAGCAAAGGCACGCGCCACAAGCCAACATCGATGGAATAATGGTTGTGTAATTGCGATGCCAGTATGAGCCCTTCAAGAATGCATACTGATCGCTGTGATGCAACTGGTTTGGCCCACCGATGAGCCTGCCAAAAATCGGCGTATCTTGATCCAGGTACGAATCCTCCCACCAATGGAATACACCGGCAACGAAGTCAGCTGCGAGGAATGACAGGATAATAAATAGGATCCACTCGATCACTTTCTAGGCCCTCCATCGTGCCCCATGTTCGCGTCTATCTGTTTGACTCGGAGAGATATGCTTTCGACCTTTTCCTCGATTCCATCAAGCCTCTCTGGAACCGTAGCAAGCTTTTGTAAACTGGTCGAAACATCCTTCATCGTGTCATCAACTCGATCCAAATGACGAAACATTCGATCCCTACCGGGAATCACGAATTCGCGACCGATCCAGCTTATCACACGCCAAACAGCAAGACCGAAGCAAACAAAGATGACAAGCAACACGCCCGCTACCGTGTAGTTGCTTTCTGTCAGCCATTCCTTAGCCTGCGATGGGTCAATCTGTCCTATCACTTTACCAACCCTTTCGCCTGCTCAAAAGTCAAGTAACCGACGTGATCCTTACGCTCCGATCCCTTGGAGACCTCAAACCTTGGAGTGACCGGAAACGGATGATCTTCAACAATACCGACTTGCCATCCTGCATCCAAGAACTTTTGCATTTCGCATCGCTTCCACTTTTCGCAAGGTGGGCAATTCTTGGAAACGAACACCAATATCTCGATCCTCAATGGCTTGTCGCTTGGGCTTGGTATTGGCTTGGGATCGTCAACCGGAGCGGGTTGAACCGTTAGAGAATTTCGAACAGTTGCGACCTGTCCAACAAGGTCACTCGATGGAATATCGCACTGAGTTGGATCAGGCTTTGGACTCGATCCAAAAAACCAACTAAGCAAGCAAAGACCAATCACGGCAAACATTCCCTTTTCTCCGTTGCTAAGGTTCATTCTAGTGGCCTGTCCTTCATCCAAGACACCTTCCGGGGCCCTGGCGTTGAAAGATCCGACACGCCCACAATCGATGTCCATTGATGCTTACAAAGAGCATCTATGACCGATGGAGCAATTTCAGTCCAAGAATCGTTGTGCGAGTTTAACCGCCAAATGTAGTTGCGTCCTTTAGAGTCTTTGCGTTTGCTGTAGCCTGCAAAGCAATACGCATGTCCTCCGCCATTGACCATCGAGATTGATTCTAGTACGCCATTGCGACCATAAAACGACTGGTTCCAAATTGTGCCCACATAGCAAACACCAACTTGCGATGCCATGTAATTCTTGATGGCATCGTAGGAATCGAGCCAAGTGGATGATCGAACCTGAAATCGATCCGCTTTAGCCCTCATTTCGGCGGTTATGAGTGTCCGAGCGTTGTTTGGGTATGGAGTCTTGTACTCAAGGTCTTTCAACTCAAGATATCCAACTTCCTTGCTAATCTTGAGCCCGCTGTTGATCGTAGATCCAGCATCGCGACCCAAGAGACCATCAAGACGTTGAGCCTCAAGATAACTGAACAATGGCGACAGTTGCCTATCGTTGCTCATCGAGCCAGTATGCAATGCCCAAAGACCTTCGCCGCAATTCGTGTTACCAAATCCACCGCAGGAGCCCATGTTGCCTTGGTTGTCATGGCGTATCAACTTGCGGAAATCGACTTCCTCGGGTGCTTCGTAGTCGCGGAATGTAAATCCGATTTCGATCGACTGCGATAGTATCGCGTCGCGGTTTTCTATGGTTGGATCGTAGCCTGTGAACTCAAATTCCATCGATTCGATCCTCTAATCTTTCCACAAGATGCCCGATTGCAGAAATCAGTTCCTCAAGAACACAGTGAATGAATATCAACGGCATGAACGGAAAAAAAGCGACGAACAGCAAGCACTTTAAACCGATTTTCAAGGTGTCTTTAATCATCCCAAAACACCCTTTTGGTAAGAGTCTTGATGGCATCGATGATGATCGTAGCAGCACTATCGACAATCAGCACAAGCACCAACGCGCCGAAGCACACTACAGAAGTAATCGCAAAAGCCGACAGGACGCTTACCATGCTTGAGCGATCTCCCGATTGATCTTAGCGATCTCTGATTCCTTGCCGGCGAAGCTTGCAGGCAAATCTAGCTTGTCAATGGCCGAGTAAACCTTGTCCATAGCTTCGCGATTCTTGCCGCCCGCATTGTCCGAGATAAACTTCGTCCATTGCTCTTGGTTGGCGATTTCGCCCGATTCGATCTTCGCTGCCGCATCAAGAAAAACCTGCTTCCACGCCGCTCGAATGCTTGGCAATGTCTGAGAGACGACCGCCTTGAGTTCCTTCGGTCGCGACTTATCCGGTTGCGGTTGCTGATTACGCAACATCGCAAAGACCGCCAACGCTGCGACGATCCAAGGCAAGCAGTTTTCTTTTTGCTTCTCAGCCATCAATCCATCCTTGTGTATCGCCCGTCTCGCTCCGACTAACCCGCTTGTAAGGATTGAAGGTTAGTAGGTAGTCGTTGCGATCTGGGCTTAGTCTTGGTCGTCGTCGCTGATTGTGGAATCGAAAGGCTCGCCAACGGCAACATCTTCCGAAGGATTCTCGATCTTCTGCGATTGCCACCATAGCCAAAGCTTCAACGCGATCTGGATGAGCAAAAACAGCGTAGCCGGATCGATGCCAACCAACTCAGGATGCGAGCCAAACAAAAGCTTTCCAGCTTCCTCGTCGCCGTCGATGGTCTTTGCAACGAGGTCAGCCACGGTTGGATCCGATCGCCTAGCGATCCAGATTTCCCGAGCCGCTCGACGTGCCTTGAGCCTGTCAGCAAATTTCACGCGACTCACTTGGTCACCTCGTCAGGCTTCGGCAATGGCCGAACAGAATCGCCAACGATCCATGCACCAACAACCCAGACGAGTTGCTGAATCTGATCCTCAGTCAACGGGGTCTTGTCCTTGAGGACGACGACGGCAATCGTAGCCGCCGCCGCCCAAAAACGCTTCGATTTGAATAAATCACCGATGTTCATGATTTCTGCTCCTTTCCCGCATTTTAGGCTTGACCCGCTGAAATTGCAAGCAACGGCCCTAAATTCGCTTCTCCCGCTTCCGAGCCGCCTTAGCTGTCTTTGGTCGCTTCTTGGCCTTTCGTGGCAAAAACAAGCCTAAATGCTCGTTCATTGCCTCAAAAATCAGTTGGCTTAAAGTCATGTCCATTTTTGCCGCTGCTCGATCCCATGCCACCCAAGCTTCCTTAGGTTGCGAGATGTTTTTTCGTTGCGTCATTTTTGTTCCTCAATCACGATCTTAACTCCGTAGCTAGGCGGATCAATCCAGACAGAAACAGCCCCGATAGATGATATCTGCCAATGATCGCCAGCAATTAGCCCAGCGTCAACGATGCCATCAATGTAGGGCTTGCATTGCTGAATCATGTTGGCTAGATCGCGCCTGCGATTGTCCTTGACCGTAAACCAATAGCTGATTTGATGCGACCCGGCAAACCGCTTTCCACTTCGATTTATCGCATCGATTGCCGCTAATTTGGCTTGATGCCTCATCTTGGCGACTGCACTTGATTTCGTTGCCCAGTGCCCTTTGTTGTGACTGTTGACTTTATCGGGGTATGGTAGCTCGATGATTATCACTTCGCTTCCTCCTCTTGAATCAATCGATCGAGATACCATCGAGCCTTTTTAAGATCCTCGATGCCGTTTTTGAACCAGCATCGCAAAACGTACTTGAGAACTTGCCAATGCAATCCCGCCGCTTTGTTGTTTGGTGCTTTAGCAATTGCTGCTTCAATGATGTCGATCGTCTCTGCCGGTAATTGCTTGTAGTGCGAAGGGTTGACCGGATCGCTGGTACGTTGCTCAACCGCTTCTGGCTCGACGGGATTGCAGTCTTTATCGCGAACCCACCATGATTTATCGGCACTTCCGCAAACGAGTACAGAATTATTCTCAACTTCCAGCACTAAGCACAACACCCAAACTTTATCGCCTTTTTTCATTTCTTCCTCCTTAACGCTGGATGATCTTTGTTGACGACGGCTCGGAGTGCGTCGAATAACTCTTTGGTTCTTGCCTGAGATTCGGTCAGCTTTCGGCTCGTTCGCTCAAGCTGCTTGCGAAGGTCTTTGTTTTCGGATTTAAGATCCTCTATGTTGGCAAAGTATTCGGATAGCTTCATCGCAAGTTAGCCTTTCGATATTCTGCAGCATGATCGCTTAAGACTAGCTTTGTGTTTTCGTCGTGCTGCTCTCTGGTTATCAATCCAGCCTTAAACGCGTCTCCTGAATCCCATATTCGTTTCATGAATGGCCTTAGGCTCACATGGCTGTAGCTTGCCGAATCGCTTTCGCGACTCTTGATCGATTCAATCAGAACGCCTTTTTTCTGATCCGTTCTGTCTCGCATTACAACGCCTCGCAAGTGCAAAGCAAAATCGGAATACTGCAAGTAGCTCGGTCTTGGTAGCTCGTCCCTTGTCCACCTGTAGACAACCGACAGAGCCTCCTGCGTAGTTATGTCTCGCAGTGTTCCCTGCCAAGCGTCGATTGTGTCAATGACCTTTACGCTGTTCTCCTGCAGGTAAACGTAGAGAGCCGGAAAATGTGCAAATACCACCTCGGTAAAAAACAATCGATTTTCAGACGCGTCCATTTTTGATATCCTCGATGAGTTGCCTTGCTTTGTCTCCCCTTGTCTCCCTGCCCTGCGGATTCCTAGCAGATTCCAGTTTCGCTTTTGCGATCTTGTCAAAGTCGTTTTCAACATGCAATAGATTTTTCGCTTGTTTGCTGATTGAAAAATCAATGTCCGCCAGTGCTTTTTCTTTCCCTCTCTCGATCAATCGCTTGATCCAAGTTTCCTGCAATATCTCGTCAACTTTGACCGCATCCCTCGAAAAACGAAATGCCAACCATCGGCAGAATTCAGGTGCAAGCCACTCAGGGCAAACCGTGTTTTCTGACAAGAACTCAAAATGCTTGATTCTCAACAGAGAGAGAGAGACATAATGACTACTCTTATCTCCTGTACTGTTCTCTCCTGTGGTCACGGTTTTGTCACTGTCTGACCGTGACAGATTCGTGACAGATTCCGGCGGTTCGGGATCCTGCTTTGCAGGTTGCGATTTCTTAGTTTCCCTTGCAATTCGTTGATTCATCGCGTTTTGAATCCTCGATTTTGCAGACTTGGAAAGCCAGTTTTCCCACTTCGGGAAAGCGACGAACGATACCCCATCCGTTGTTTTTCCTTCGACCAGCCAGCCAACGGAACACATCGCGTCAATCACTTTCGGAAGCTTGACGGCCCTCGACAGTGACATTTTCGTGACACCTGTCACGGTTCCATCGTGACAATTTCGTGACGCCCAAGACCAAACCCGATGCAAGCATCCGACGACATATTCATCGGACTCGCCGAGAATATCGGCCATCTGAAGAACGGCAGGATCCTCGCATAGATCGAGCCGCATAGGTATCCAATCACCAGCCATCTCTCCACCAACCCTCTCAGTTGAAGCCAATAAACCGCCACCTACGGAAGATTAGGTGGAATCTTTTCAGTGTCCGCGCTCGACTGCCTCCACTCTGCAAGATCGTTGTTTAAGTAGTCAATCATATCGCTGATCGTCATACACTTTTCAGCTGCGTCGATAGCCTGCGAAAACCCGTGCACAAAGCCCCTTCGGTAACTACATTCCGCTGCTTCAGCCGCGACGCTCCATCTTGGCGAGTCCGGCAATTGTTTTGGCTTTAAGCCCGCAATGTCTGTGTTTTTAGATTCTGTCATTTCGTTTCCCTTGGAGTTAAAAACAGTTCGATTTTAGGACACACAAAAGAGCCGCCCGCCCTCTCGAACGAGCGGCCCTGTGGTAGGCAGTGTGGACATTAGCCACTTACCTACCGGCGGTCGATTAGCTGATTAGGCCGGCTCGTACCGCGCACCAGTTCATTTGGCAGGACTCTTGCAGGAAGTTTCAAACAGCAAGCACCTTTGCCGAGGCGAACCGACCTGAGAAGGATCAATCAAACGCAATCGGAACAGCATCAAGCTCGGTCAGGTCGAACAGTGTCGGAGCATTCATTTCACGCTCTGCACGCTCGCAGAATGCTACACCGAATTTCCAATAATCAGGATTTAACTCGATACCCCATCCTTTGCGTCCCATCCTGATTGCTTGGTATGGCGTAGAATGCACACCTCCAAACGGATCTAGGATTACATCGCCCGGATTGCTGTACCGCTCGATGAGCCTTTCAATAACGTCAAGCTGCAATGGGCAAACGTGGTTTTCGGAAGTCTTTCGGCTCAACTCCGTGTTAAGCGTCTTGATTCTGATGATGTCTGTCCAAATATCCGAGTTGTTCGACACTGGAGCAAACAGCATCATTGACGCTGGGAGCCTACCAACGCTCTCGACTGCTTCAGTAAACGCAACGTGATCTTGGTAGTTATAGGCATGATCCTTGGCGTATTTCCGCCACCAGTGATAAACCTCGCTAACCGTCATCGATTCGAGAATGTGCGGGCTTACAAGCTCATTCCCGCTTGATCGCCAGATACCGCTAGCGTGGATCTGCCAACGAGACCTTGAGTATTCGTCTTTGTCTTTTGTAACTGGATCAGGCCCGTTAGCTGTCTGGTTCGGGCTCATCGACGGATCCCACTTGCGAAACAACAAAACAAACTCAGTCGAACCGCAACCCATCTTGGTGGAATCCTTGCTGTTCTCAGTGTGTCCGAGCCTGTAGGTTTGGGCGTTCTCTCGAACAACATCGGTATCAATCACGATGCGACCCATGTAGATAAAGCCATGCCGTTTGAACGCCGCAACGGTCTTATCGCTGAACTCATTGACAGAGTACATTGCTGTCCCTGTCATCGTCCCGTATTGAATCCGATCCTTGGTGTGGATGCAAGCAACGCGACCATCTTTAAGAACTCGAAGCAACTCAGGAACGAGATAATCGAACTGCTTAAAGAATCCATCATCGCCTTGATTGTGGCCGAAGTCGTTAAGGTTCGGGCTGTATTCGTAATGGTCAGAAAACGGGATCGACGTAACGATTTCATCGACGCACTGATCCGGCCAAGTCTTTAACTCTGCGACGCAATCATTGTTGATTGCTCGATAAAGATCGCCGCTAACCTCGACCCTTGGAACACCTAAACCTCGCTGAAATTTCATCTTTAACAACTCTCCAGATAAACCATTCTCTCGGACAATCTCCCGCATACGCTGCGAAAGCTCATTATGGCGATCCCACTTTTTACGCATGATCGTGACGGTATCGAATTGCGTACTTGCAAAAACGATATGCACCTCGACCGGCTTGCTTTGCATAAACCGCTGAATTCTGTGAACCGCCTGAATGAAGTCGTTAAACTTGTCCGTCGGCCCGATGAAAACAGCCTTATTGCAATGCCGTTGAAAGTTGCAACCGCTACCAAGAAGCTCAGGTTTGCTGCTTAGGATTCTCAAGCGACCATTGGCGAAATCATCAACGATCTGTTCGCGAGTCTCAAGATCTTGCGAACCGTAAACAGCTTTAGAATCGGGCAATGCTTTTTGAATCGCATCGCGTTCGGATTCTAGGTAGTGCCAAACAAGCCAATGAGAATCAGGATCGCTATTAACTATCTCGACCGCTTTTTCGATACGTCGGTCTTTTGTTTTTCGTCGATGCTTTGCGACGTGCTTTATGCCGCCTCCTGTTTGTTCAAACAGTAAAGCGTTTCCATGTTTGTCGATGCAATCTCCAGGTGCCCCTTGTTCGCCTTCGACCTCGTGCCAATGCACCTTTAGCTCTGGCATTGAGTACCCAGTTTCATCGTATCCAAGATCTCCAGGCGAATAAACAAACGCCGCCCAAGATGCAACCCAAAGCCAAAAGCGTTGCACCTCATGCGGGTACAATTGAAGATTTCCGGCTTTCTTGCTGTCACGCTGAAAGAATCGCGTCATCGCTTGCCCTCGATCCATTACACCCAAGAAGTCGGCGTAGTTAATCAACTCAATGAAGTCGTTAGGCGATGGTGTAGCCGTTGCCACGAATCGATAAGGGATCTTGCGAAACAGCATAGCGAATTGCTGCGTTGTTTTCGTCCCGTAGGATCGCAAGCAACTAGCCTCATCAAGCATCGCACCTGCAAACTTAGCTGGATCGATGTCGCCATCTCTAACTCGCTCATAGTTGGTAATGATGTATGGCGATTCGCACGCGTCGACCTCGGCATCTGTTCGACAATAAACGACTTGCATTCCCATTCGTGGCCCGTCGTTTTTTGTGAACTCTTGACGGACTCCAAGGGGTGCAACAAACAACACTTTGCCGCCAGTCTTTTCGTGAATCCACTTACCTAGCTGCAGCTGCTGTACAGTCTTTCCGAGCCCGAACGCCTCAAACAGTGCTGCGCGTCCCTTGCGTATCGCCCAGTTAACACAATCGACCTGATGAGGCTTAAACCAATCAGGGCAAGGTGTTGACGGTTCAAAACCATCATCCTCGACAACTGGAGCTTTCGACTTTATAAACTCATCGTAATTCATCTTTATCAACCTCCGTTAAAGAACCATCTTTTTGAGCCTCAAGATCCCGAATGACCTTGAGCAACTCAATAATCATTGTCGCCAATGTTCCGCTAGTGCCTGTCCAGCAATTAGCAGAGCCAAACCGTCGAGCGTGTTGCTCGATCTCGATCATGCGTTCCGGTGTCACCTACCAATACCTTTCCTTAACCAGCCCATCATTGATGAGTTGAGAGTTTAGCGACGATGGAGCGACTGTCAGGATCTTTTGTTTGTTTGCAATCGCCCTTGGATTCAACGGCCACGCATCGTAAATGATGGCCAAAAACCGCCCGTACTTGTCGCGAAACTGCTTGCTCTTGGGAGCCTCGACGGATTGAACGATGACAGGCAAGCTACCTGGGTATTGCATCGAAAGATTCCACGCAAGATCCTTTCCTGCATTCGTCCTCATCTCCGGTGCATCGATGCCGTAGAGACTCATGCGCTGTTTTGTAAAGTTGTTGAACCCAAGATCGATCATTAAATCAAAAGTGTCACCGTCAACAACATCGACGATCTTTGCTTGGTAAATGTGGATACGACTCATAGCCCTTCCCCCTCCGTGACTTCGCGATTGATTTCGATGAGTGCGAAGCCCAAGCGATTTGCTTCAACAATTGCAGACTGTTCATCAGAGTATCTGCAAGTGTTTCCGTTTGGGTAAACGACTAGCCAGCACTTAACCCGCACCTTCTTTTTTGGTGGAGGTGCAAGGTTCAGTGCGTCGTTTTCCTCCAGGAACATATCGCCAGCATATCGACCGTTGAGGTGCCATGCCGCAGCATCCCATTGATTGTTTTCGACGCTTCTTACCCGCCCTGTGTATCGATTAGCATCCTGCCCCTCATTGATCGCGTCAATGAAAGCATCTTCTCCATTGGCCAGTTTAACCGGCCCGATCTGCCATTTGTTACTCAAGACCCACCGCCTTTCTGTATTTAGATTTCACCTGTTCGGTTACTTTGCCGAACATTGATTTCGTTTCGTGATACGCCTGCCGGATCGCCTCTAAGTCAGGCAATCCAGCGTCGGCAATTTTTATGCAAACACGCTCTGCGAACCATTCGTTGATCGTAAAATCATCCATTATTCCAGCTCAAAGCCTTTCTTTGTAACCTTGATGCCCTGGCCATTCGGTAGCCTGTAAAAACAACCTTCCATTAGTTGCATACACCGCCAATTCTCGACTTGCCGAATCGCTGGCCACTTGTCGCGGTTGGCGTACTCGACCCTGCATTCATCGATGATGACCCAGTCTTTCGCGCCTACCGACCAAAACGCATCCGATTCCAATCGAGGCTCATCGTCCGAAAGAGCCGTCCAGCCTTTAGGAATGTTGCTTGCTGATGTGGATCCGGCATCCTGTTTCACCGGCTCGATGCGTCGGCGATACCAAAGGAAGTTTGCTTGTCTTTCGTTGTGCGACACCTTCCATCCTTTCTCTAACGGATCAGGCTCAAACCACTCGTCACCGGGTTGCAAATCTTCCGCCGGAAACTTCTCAAGCAACCTACACCCTTCGCCGGGATCGGGCTTGTCAAGCCACCATTGCTGAGGCTCGTAGACTTGGCAATATCTCCAAGACGCACCTTCAGATGATACCCATTGAAGAGAATCTGATTTGTCTATTTTGCTCCACCCCGAAAGCAATCCGGGTTTCCATTCCTGATCTATCCTATCCCGAAACCTAGCCTCAACCGCCTCACGATTCATCACCCGTGCAACATCACCATGTTTTGCATCCCGCCAAAATTGTTCGATCTTTTGTTCGTTCATTTCAACTCCTGTTCATTGGCATAATGACGTATTTGGACTCACCCGAGACCCACAACGTAGGCCTTGTAGGATCCTTGCACCACAGCGACACTTGATCGGTCTTGTCGAGCGACTGCAACCAATCGAGCACGAACCGATAATCCATCGTGATCTCAAACGCTTCGGGAGTCTCTAGCGGTACTGACACTTGAGACCGCCCAACGTCAGCCGCCTTTGCAGCGATCTTGCAAGAGCCATCGCCAAAGCTAAATACAACACCCCGCGATTCCTGCTCAGCGGTTACCGATGCTTGGCGAACTGCTTGCAGAAACGGCCCTGCCAAGAATCGAAACTCGATGCCATCAGCAGTCGGAATAACCGATTGCCAATTGGGATACCGGCCCTCGACCAACCTGGTCTGGATCGCCACTTTATCCCCTCGAAACTGGATCGACGACTTGTTGACCGAAACACCCACAAAGCCTTCCGAGCCCTCTAGCGAGCGTTTAACGAGTCCGAGAGCCTTGGTTGGCACAATGGCCGAACCGCCTTCTAAATAGCTTCCTAGATGCAAATCTAGGAAGCTGTAGGCCATTCGCCGCCCGTCGGTCGCAATCAGTTCCAAATGTTTTGAGTTGGCAACGAAATTAACCCCGCCAAGCTGGTATCGTGTTGAGTCAACGTCGGTTGCAAAATCGACCCTTCGCAAAGCCCCTAGCAAGCCCGTAGAGCCAACCTCGATGCTCTTGCCCTCAATGGTCGATACCCGTGGGAACTCGCTTGCATTGCGAGCCTGGAGCGTGAAAGAGCCTTCGTCGGTTGTGATCTCGATCGACTTATCGTCGGATTCGATTGTGACAAGCTCCGACCTAGACTCTTTCAGGATCGAACCGACTCTGCGAGGATCCAAGAGAGCTGTACCTTGGGAGTGCAATTCGTCGGCAACGAAATCAACCACCAGCGACGTTTCGCCGTTGCTGGCCTCTAACTGACCCGTCGTCGCATCGATCAAGACGTTGCCAAGTACGTCTTTGACTTGGCTTGATGCCCCCGATGCTGCGAGATTGAACGCTTCCAAAAACTTCGACCTGTTCAAAACAATTTTCATCTTTAACCTCCAAAATCTCGTACTGACTTGGCGTTGACTTGCACCCGACTAGACTGCAAACACAAACGCAACTAAAAACACAAAGAAAACCAAAACGATTGACCATACTATGTTCGCCTGACTTAATACTTTGCCCCAGGATCGCGACGATCGTGCGTCACTCTCCCAAGAATCAACAGCCCTTTTGCGTGTTCTTCGCATCTCGCTGTCGGTTCATTTTCCCATCCAGGTTCGGCGGTTCCTGGAATCGGTTCGCAATCGTAATCGGCTTGCTTGTCACATCCATTACGCTCGCACATCATCGGATGCGGCTTTGGTTCGTTGCTCATTTTTTATCTTCCGTCACGATCATCATTGCAATTCCACGTTTAGCCGCTTCTGCGTTCGCTTCGCTAACGACATCGGTACTGCTTAGGCTTGCGGCCATGACCTCACCGGATTGGTTGACTACTTCCCAAACTCCTGCATACGTCAAACGCTTAACCCACATTTCCACTTTTGACTCTCCCGCTAATGTGACAGACACACCCAACCAGAACGCCATCACGAAACCGCAAAATGCGAACACCGGCGATTTCGTTAATCGCCGGTAGACTGGCTGATTGACTGGCATCCCACGCATCTTTGTAAAGCTCCTCTGTTGCTTCGTTTTCTTTTGAATCCCATCGCTGTTTCGCATACGCTTTTGCTTCCTTTAATGCTCTAAACAACCTAACTGGCACGTCGTCAAACGCTCCGCTTACTACCACTAAATACATAATCACTCCCTAAAAACAGGCGAACAAAGTCATGCATCGAAGCCCCCGACGCACGTTTCTTGGTTTAGTCATCGTCACCATCGGGGGCTCGATGATGACAGTCGATCTCCATTGTTCACCTCCATACGCCGCCCCGAAGTGGGGTTGGCAAAAGGATCGGGCAGGAATCGCACCTGCTACGCATGCGGGGATTTCGCCTTCCGCTGCCCTGTCGTGTTGCGTCCACGCCATCACGGGCCTTTCATAGCTTGCGTGTCTCTGTCCACGCCGCCGATCCTGGCACGCTTTTTAGGGAGCTGGTGCCATGCTCCCATTCTCATTCCGCTGGCCCTTCGATCGCTGGTAAGTCAACCTTTTGGAGCGTGACGCGCTTAACGTACTCCGCATCGATCGTCCGGTTATCGCTTTGGATATCAGCCTGCAACGCTCGAACGCTTTCAGTGTCATCGATAATGCACCATCCGCGCCCAATTGCATAATGCATCGCCGTCTTCATCGCTTGCTCAATTGGCCACTTGTGCCAGGGATCAGAGTCCTTCGCAAAGTCGTTGCCGGGTTTCTCTGCGTAGTTATATCCATCGCTATTGGCCCTGCGTTTCTCGATCAACTTTTTAGCTACGAATCCGGTATGGATAACCGTACCAGTGTCGCGAATCTTGACCGACAAGACAACACCGCGAAGATCATCGAATGAAATCGGCGGATTGTCGAAATCGATCGACTCAATTTCGCAAGTCCCGTCAGCTCCGATCTTGATCTTGTCATCGTAACCAATTGGCGTTGCGACCATGTGCATACCCGCTCGATTCGCTAAAGCGTTTAGCCCTCGATGCGACAACTGAAAAAACAGTTGCTTAGGCTCACCTCGCCGAACTGATCTAGGGATTGCAAACGCAAGAGCCCCCGCGCCAGTGCTTGGCATCATGCCGGTAAGAGCCGCGATTGCGATTACTCGACCGACCGACTCCTGCCCTTGCGGTGTGCTTAGGCATTCGTCGAAATCCTCAGGCTTCTTGCTCGATGATCTTGCAGCCGAAAGAGCAACGCTGATGCGTCCAGCCGCTTCCCTTGCTCGATCTTCGCCGACCCAATCAGTAAGCACCATCGTTGCGAAATTCAACGCAGTTTGACGGAATGCTGCTGGCTTGCTGAGAGCCTTGGTTTCCTTTTTTGGTTCTGTTGTGATGTCTGTACTCATTTCTATTCCTCCGAATAAACCCTTCTCTTTGGCAAGCTCAACACCTTCAGCCCGTTGCTGTAGGGTTGCTTCCAATCGTTCGTCTCTAGTCGCTTTTCATATTGCAGGATGAGTCCCGCAGTATCCTGAATCCCCATTCTGGTTGCTTCTCCGTCAAGCTCATACAGAGCGACAGTTGGAGGTATGCCTCTCGTTGATGGCTTGGGCTTCTCGACCACCGCAAAGATAAACTGATACGATTCGCCCGTTTCAAGATAAACAGCCTGTTGATAAATGTACTTTTGCCGATGATACCCATAATCAACCGCCGACCATTGCCACTTATGGGGGCTCGCGTCGTCGGTTGTCTTGATGTCAACGATCAACCGCATCGAGTCCACAATGCAATCAGGCTTGGCTTTGAAGCGATGCCCGAACAGATCGAACTCAAAAGGCACTTCGACCCGCCGAGGTTGCGCCATGATCGTCGCAAACTCAGGGTGATTGTTCAACGCCTGGACGCAAGCGATCGCGTCGGCGTGATCCTGTTCATCGAGGACTGTTTTGCCTTCGCAGTCAGCCAGGTATTCAGCCCATGCCACCTTGCCCGCTGTCGTTCGTCTGTCAACCTTTGGGGCAACCGCAAAACGCTCGTCGAACTTCTCAGGCTCAAGTGCCAAACAATGGACAGCATGACCCATCGCGAAAGCGTCGGATTCTTTCGGCGGTAAGCTTGGCGGATCGTCAACGTAACGCATCCGAAACTCCATCGGATTCTGAGCCAAGCAGGATAGCTTGGAGTGCGATAGGGCTTTGTTGGCGTAGTAGTCACTCATGGCTATTGTTTCCTCGGTGGTGGGGGTGAGGTTGGTGGGTTCGCTATGTCGCGAATTATCTCGTCGAGGTCTAAGCAAAGAGCGAGACAGCAAGACTTTTCCGCCATCTTGTCGCCTCTTAGCTGCTCTTGCCTCCACCGCATAGCTAGAAGCAAGGCAAACTCGGCTTTGGGGTGATTCACAAGCCTTATGGGTGGCGGTGGTGGCGTTGGTTCTTTAGTTGTCATCTGTCAGCCCCTCATCTAGTTCTCTGGAGTACATCGGAAGCAGATTGAGCCCCTCAGCCACCGGATCGGCGGACAGTCGCTCGATGAGTGCATCGGCGTACTTGACCGCAACATCCGCTACTGTTGCATAGACCCCTGATTCTTCAGGATCGCTCAACAGCCCTTGCATCGCCATCGCCGCGATCTCTCGACGGCTTGGCTTTTGTTGTGCGTCTTCAATCGCCCTAGCCGCAAGCGTAAAAACGTCTTCGCCTGTCGGGTTGCTAGACATGTTAAGCGCATCCCATAGCTTCGACAATCCCGCATGGTACTGCGCTGGCGTGATGCCAAAATCGGGATGCGGATCGTATTCATTTTCCATCATTCACCTCTCATAACCAAGTAAAGAACAAACCCTACGCTGACCTCGACCACGCCGAGGTAAAGCAGCTCATGCAGATCAATACCGTTCATTGCTGACCGACTTCCTCCTTCTTGGTGCCTTGGTGAGCCTAGGCACATAATTTTCCGAGTTTCTTCCTACCAGCCCCTCTCGCTTCAAATCCTTGCGGGACTTTCGGATTTTATTGCGATCTTTATTGCTCGAAATTAAAGCAAGCCATGCAATTCTAGACAATTTTCCAATCATGTTTCCTCCAGTATTAAAGAGTTAAAAAACAAAAACTGCAAACAACCTCATGCATCATCTGGCTCATCATGCTTGCTCCCTAAATCAGAGATTCCACAGCCAAGACCGATGCCGAAAGCGATCAGGAAGATTAGGACGTATGTCATTTTGCACCTCACGAAACAAACTTAAAACCGAATTCCCACCCACCGTTGAGAAGGTCACCAAAGCGACCTTCTACCCAATCGCAAATATCATCGCATCCCCATTGGATCGGAACACCGCTGGACACTGTGATCCTGCTTGTGATCGTGTCGTCATCCACTGCAAGGAACCGCCAGAAGCAAAGCTCAATCACTCGGCACTCAGTCATTTTTCGGCCTCCCTCTAGTTCGCTTGGAAAGCTTTTTCCAGCCCTTGACCGGATCAGTACCGAGAATCCGATGGGCTCGATCCACCATCGCAAGCCCCACAAACTCCGATAGCCCGATGCCCTCTAGCGATGCCGCTTTTCTGGCTAGCTCTGCCCAGTCGGAAGGTTGCGTTGTGTTGACGTTGACAGTGTTATTCATCGATTCGCACTCCAAAGGGTGATGTAGAGTTGTCAGCATGGCGGAACTTGAGTTCCTCGAATGCTTGCTCCCATCTAAAACTTTTAACAACACCACCGAAAGCAACCCAAAGAAAACTATTGTTCGCAGAAACGATAGCGTAGAAACCTGGGCAATCACTCGGAGAGCTCCAATCTACAGCAATACCCTGCCCTTTGTTCGCCATGAAATCCGCACCGTTCGCAAACGGTCGATACTTCGCAGGTTGCTCGATCTTGCGGATGATGGGCCACACTTGTCCGCTACTACGATCGGCTTGGCACGGCTTTCCGTCAACACCGATAAACCACTCTCCCTTATCTGGCACACGCAACGCCACCAGCTCCCACCCATCGGGCACACCTGGAACACCTTTAAATCCTTCACTCATCTTCCAAACCCTTTCTAAGTTGCTGTACCGCTTCCTCGATCCCCTCGTTCTCCCGATCCTCAAGCCGTTGGCACTCAACCGCCAGCTCTTGGGCTCGACGCTTGGCGATTCCGATCCATTGCAGATCGAGATCCTTTTCAAATGCGAAACCAATACTGTACGTGATGTGATCTGCGAGCATCTTGATTTCCTTCGTCAGTTGCTCTTTTGTGCGTTTAGGCATGTTGCAGTTCCTCCCACTCTTGAGCCGTAACCCACCGAAAACCAATCGGCAAGTCGTCCATGTCGATCTCGTCAACCCTGTAGCCAATCGGCCCAGCAACAACGCAAAGCTCACTGGCTTGCGGCTGAAGGTCGTAAATTGTGAGTCCGTCTTTAGTTAATCGTGCCATCGTTCTATCTCCAAAAAAGTGTTAAGCCAACTTGAGCCCGTGAAAATACTGTACTTTCCAGCGGTGCAAGCTTTCTTTGCGGATGCGCTTTTGGGCTCGCTCTGAGAGGCTGTGGCATGTCGTGTAGTGACCCGCGACAGAATCCCACACAGAGATGCTGCCATTAGCACCGCCCTCGACAAGCACCCTGTTAAGCCTCACACCTTCGCCGCTAAAAGCCTTGCATCGGATGCTGAATTCTTGATCGACACCATTGTTTGCAGTTGCCATAATCCTATCTCCGTTGAAAAAGTGTTGAAACCAAGACCCCGAGGGGTTTCGCCGTTCCCGGCTCGTCAGTTGGTTAGGCCTAGTTTGAAGAAAGCTTGATCGCTTGCGAAAGATTGTTGCACCAAACACCAGCCGAGTAGTCGGATTGAGCATTGTCGTTGTCGTTGATCGATCGAACCTTAATGCAACCGATCGAATCGGATTCGCTTCCAAGACGATTAAACTCGATAACTTGGCTTCCCTTGCGTCCGCTGAATCGCACTCCTGAGCCAGTTACCTCGAATCCGCTTTTGACCAACTTTTTAACTGCGTTTGCTACTGTCATCGTCTTAATCTCCGTTTGGGTTTTCGTCAGGTCTCAATCGCCTGACGTGTGTATATTATCGCCACACCAAACAAAGATTAACACCTTTATCAAAAAAGATATCGAAGTTTTCCCCAAAAGATGCGTTTTGCCAACGAAAACGCAGGGAAAAAAGATTTAGAGAATTTTTAGCCGGTAACCGTTTTTTCGTAGATCCGGTAGCAATCGGCGTAAGCACTGGCCCAAATCGACCCGTGTTGGCCGGTTTCTTCCCACTCGATGAACGCGATGGCGTGAGCGAATTCGTGGACAAGTGTATCGACTTGGCCCTGCATCGGTTGATCGTTTGAGACTCGCACTAGAAAATGATCGCTCTTGCGTCGGCAATCGCCTAGCAATTTCGCAGGCATCTTGCACCGCCTGACCGAGACGCTGATAGTTGGGTTGGCTTGCTTGAGTGCATCGCGAAGGGTAGCGAAGTTATCCATTATTTCGCTCGCTTCGTGTCTACCATTACTCGCCCGCGACGAGAGCACCATGTGAACTGAAGCCAAGCAGCTCCGAGCGACTTAGGCCCGAGCATCTTCTCGGTTTCGAAACCATGATCGCTATCAGCCCAAGCATCCTTGTATCCTGGCGGCCTGATGTGCAATTGCTCATCATGGTAAACCACGCCCTTTGAGGATATTCGCATTCTCGGTATCGTTACAGCCCATTCATCGTGCGTATGTCCCGATAGCACGATATCCGCATCAGGACTCCAAACCGCCATTCGATTCGTCTGAATCACGCCTCGCGTAACTGGCCCGCCTCCGCCTGTGCCGTGGAAGTGGTAAAGCACCTTAGAATCCTTCGGGCTCTTGCGTAGATGCTTCTGGTTGGCATCCTGAAAGCGGAACAGAACAAACCCACCGTAGCCACTCGATTCTACTTTCGACCCGTGGGCACGCATCCTAGAGGCCAGCCTGTCGGTCAAGTCGGTCTCATGTGCCTTAGTCACCGCCGTTTCATGGTTGCCCTTGCCAAGCACCGCGAATTGAGCCCCGAATGGCTTGTAGAATTCCGCCGCAGTTTCAACGAGTAGATCGAAGTAGTTGCCTCCTCGATGCTCTTCTCTTAGTGCATTCTTGTCGGCTCGCTTGTCCCATTTGCCCTGCATCGCGCAGAACAGATCTCCGTTATCGATGATCGGAGCATCATAGTCAATGGCCTCTTGGAGGTGATGCTTTTCTAGTTCTTGGTCGCACTTTGGGTTGTCATGATGGACATCCGATCGAAGCAATACCCATTGCTCCCAATCCTTGTTGCGGGACAGATCGATTATGATCTCAACTACGTTCCGCTGTAGTTTCTTTGTGCTCCAACCCATCTTTATTCCTCCAAATTAAGTAAGCTTCCTCTAGCGTGATTTGTGGCTTGCCTAGCTTCGCGTTGACGGCGTTGTGAAGTGCAACGCCCCAGGCGAAAAAGGCTTCGGGGCTTGAATAATCCGGTGGCAATTCTTTTAGGATGTGCTGGAATCCGTCCCTGCAATCGCACCTCGACGGAATAAAGTAGACCCACAATTCCAACCACTGAGGATCGCACCCGCGATATTTGTGAAGCAACGACCATGCGAACCGACCTTGCTTGGCTGTTCGCTCGGCTCTTGCTGCAATCACTTGCTCTTGGCTCACTGGTTGCCTTGGTTGCGGTTGCTGACCGACTAGCTCGATCTTGCTCGACGTTGGCACCGCTGGCGGTTGCTCGACGTAACGAGAGCCATCGAGGTTGATTTTTAAGACAGTGTTATTGTCCATGATGGGGCACTTGTGCAAACGGAAGCGGATTGTAAACCTGTGCAAGACTGGGAGCGAGTGTGTGAAATAACCGTTGACCAAGGCCGCTCGTACAGCTCTTTGCAAACACCATCGGGAAAGCAATTCGGGCAATCGTCGTAGAATCGACAGCAAGCTTGATTGCATGGGGTTTCATCGCAATCATAGGTGCGCACCCAAGGATAAATCTCAGGGCCATCAGCTACTGGAGTTTCGTAAGGCCCAAACCCACCTCCGCAACCGTTGTAAAGCGCGAATAAACCACTGAACGCTGGCGGTGCTACTCCACCTTTACGAACCCCATCGTAAAACCCGCAGCCTATACCGCCTGATGTATCAATAAACCCTATTGCACTTGCCGACTCTCCATCATTGCAATCATACGAAAAATTTGGTGGATCGCCTGGGTTTTGGCAAGATGTCGTCAATGTATTGCAAAGCACTTCCTCCGCTGGATCGCATGGCCCGACTTCGGTTACTGAGTTGCCTTCGCAAATTGTGTCATCTTGAGTAAGCGTTACGCTTCTTTGCGTTGGCGGAGATACGCAATAACAAGGCAAAGCAAATCTGCATTCGTTGTCATCAATCTCGCCTGATGGCCCGTAAATGCAAATTTGCGAGACATAGTTGTAAGGCTCGTAGTCGCATGATGACGAGTCGCACCCTGGGATGTCGCCATTTTCAAAAGTCAGGCTTTCTAAAGGCATTTCATCGAAGTATTTTACTCGATCAAAATAGATCTCACCGCCATACATACAAGCGAATGGTTCATCCTCAGGTGGATCCGATGGAACATCGCTGCAAGTCATTAAAGGTGGAGTGTAGTCCTCGTAAGTATAAAGCGTGTTTGCTTCGAAACATGACTCGTTCACCATTTGAACCGATTGCTCGATTGTGCTTGTTTTGTCGGTGTAAACCTTGGAAGACCAATCATAAACAAATCGAGACCGAATGACGATCTTGCATCCGCCTGTCTGACCTTCGACCCCGCTACAATCAACTTCTTCTTGACTGATCCTAACCTTTATGTGTTTGATCCGTCTCCATACTGCAAGAAAAGCATTCTCAGCACCAGTCCCGCTAGTTGTCGTTGTCGCTATGTGCTCGGAGTCTTCGTAGCAGCAATAATCCTCCGGTATCTCATCGCACCCGCTTGGGAAAATTTCGTAACCGCGATAATCCGGGCTCTTTTGAATCCAGTGTTGAGTAACGCAAGTAGATGACGAAGATGCCTCGTAAAGCATCCCGCTACAAGACTTAGACCAACTTGGCGTACTGTTTGGCGTAAATGTTTGCTCATAGCAACATTCGCCACTCCAACCGCTTCCGGTGTAGCCGTCAATTGTCACCGTTGGCAAGTCCTCCAATGGCAAGCAATCGCAAGTGCAACAACAGCGACCCATTCCACCCATTAGCAGAGCTCCACAGCAAGCCACTTGGCATCGACCGGAAAAAGCAGCACAAGAGCCGCCGACCCAATTGCATCGCCCGTAGGATTCCATGCGGTATATGTTACGCTTCCCGCCGTCCAATTACCAGATCCAGGAGCCTTGGCGGTTACCGTTCCGCTGGTGTTGGCACCGATGCCCGATGTTGCCACCGCTAGCAATGGAGTCTCGCAGGCGATGACCTTGATTAAATCGACCTCTTGTTCGTCGTCGCCGATGAACGTAAAGAGGCAGCCCTTCGACAGATCGAAAGAGCTTGCAACTGGCCCCATTCGCGTTCCGGTTGTGTAGGTCGCTGAATCCTTCGTTGCTCGAAACACTGGCCCCCATTGAGCCGTACCGATCTCATCGGGCAAGCATTCGCCCGGCCCATTGAGCAGAAACGGCCCCATTACCGAATCGGTGTAGTCGAATGGTCGATCAACCTCGAGGTAGGTCGTTCCGTCAATCTCGCTCGATCCGATCATCTGGACGCACCCATAAGGCGGAATCGTTTCGGTTGACTTGTTGACGAAGTAGATCGGAGTCGGCGTATAAGGCAGGAAAGCCCCTTGCGACGCTGTGCCACTTCGCTCGAAAGCTTGCACCGCGTCCCATATTCGCTTCGCCTGCTTTGGCGTGTATGCTCCGATCTGTTGAGCCACTGATTAGCCCCTTGTATCGCAGAGCAACGAGACCGAGTAGATCGCCGGAGTTACCGCCGTTGCCGTTGCTGCATCGTTGCTAGCGATGCTTAAACGGACTTCGAGCAAATCCCCAGGATCCACGCCCGTAGCGTTGATCGTAAAATCATAGTTCGCCGCCGACAGGCTGTTCATCGAAGCCGCTGGAGTCGTCACAAGATCAGAGCCGAGCGATCCATCGGCGCCGACGTAAGCCTCAGCGTCGATCGTGCAAGAGTTGTCCGCTACCGTCGTTTCCATCTTGGCACGGATGCGAAGTTGGATAGTCTGGCCGTCCTCATAGTTCGACGGGATCGGAATTGCCAAATAAAGCCGCCTAGTCGTCGATCCTAGAGCCTTTACGTCACCCGCCGTAATTCTGACCGGATTCGTTCCCCAAGTGCCTGAGACTAGCCCTAGATCGTCGCTGGCCGGTGTATGGGACAGGTTGGTTTGAACCGCATCCCATACCCGCGCCTGCGTCAACGGAATGACCGACTCGGCCAAGACCCTTTGGGCGATCTTGGTGAATGCAATGTCGGCATTGCCCGCGATCGTGTAATTGGTGATGACCTCGGGAGGTAGAACCATCGTAATATTTGGAATCGTTGTCATAGTAGCCCCAATGCTCCGTAGGGAAGTGGATTATAAATCTTAAATTCTAACCAGTGTGCCTGCACTTGTTGACCTTCGGTCTGTGGTATCTCGAAACCGTTGGCATCGAGCAAAACCGGCCTGTTAGTCGGCTCACCGCCCTTGAGTGCTCGGACGATGATGTTTTTCTTTTCGCCTGAGTTGGCAGGATCGTCGATTTCAATCTTCTTATAGAATCCTTGATGCCGAGTCCGACGATACCACGCTTTCTCGTTCGTCGTTCGGTATGGATACCGGAAGCGAATTTGGCCCGTTACTTCCCAATAGGCAAGCTGAGGCGTGACCACATTGGACGCGGACAGCTTCATCAGTTTCGCCGTACCCGGTGGCCAATTCAAAAACGAATCGCTGTTGACCGATCGACGATATGCCGCCTGAACGTAGGGATTAAACATCAGCATGTTACGCTTGATCGTAACCGTCTGATCCGGTAGCAAGGTCTTAACGCCCTCGATCGGCTCACCGTTAACCGTCTGGATCGGGTTTCCGTCCCAATCCTCGTCTATTTCTTCCTCAGTCTCAACGTCGTCCCAATCGATTCGAGGTGGAGCAAATAGCGGATTGTCCTCATTCTCGCTTGGCCCTAGCTCGCCGGTGTAGTCGATGTTGAGTTGCCAAAGGATCAAGCTTTGCCGGCTCAAAGAAAAATTGTCGGCGAAAGCATACGGAAAGTCTGCCGAGAATCGATCTCCTTCTAGGATGCCAGTGGACGAAAAGCAGTCTACCTCTTTAGCCTGTGGAGTCGTTAGGATTTGAAACGCTCGCTGAAGCTTAATCTGTCGCTTGCGGAAATTGTCCGATAGCGTGACCGATGAAACCGGCTTGCTCCACATTTCAGTTACTTCGATGATGTTACTCACGAAACAAACTCCAGTTGCAGATTGTTCTCAGCACCTTGTTTCGGCATCGCTTTGATTGCTTCGGTTACTTGATCGAGTTTTTCGACCGTCTTGAGCGTATTGGATGCAATGTCTTTTTGGATGTCCTCAGAAGCACCACGCATCACAAGCCGTTGCTCGACTGCCATTAACTGAGGCTTTTCGGAAAGCTTCTTGGCTAGTTCGCTTTGCTTCTTTTGCTTGTCCAATGCGGATTGCTCTGCTGCGATCCTAGCTGCTGCATCTTCCGACAGTCCCTCTTGAACGAGCCTAAACCGGTTCGCCGCTTCTTCGCCTTGCGTCAATAGGATTCGCTGTTCTTCAAGTCGCTGAGTTTCACTAGCTTGCAAGTCAGCAACACGCTTAAGCCTTGCTTGCTCCTCGTCGTCGGCTCGCTTTTTATCTTCGGCGTTCTTCTTGGCGATGTCCGCTGCACGCTCGGCCAAGATGATTCGCTCGGCATCGATACCCGTTATGCCCTCGTCGGCAAGTTGAGCCTCCCTTGATGCTTCGATACCCTTCGTCAATTCGAGATATTGAAAGTTGGCTTTCTTCAGTTGATTAAGTGCCGAGTCTTTAATCTGCTTGGCTTTTGCTGCTGCTTCGTCCTCTGCTTTTTGCCTGTCTTTGATCGCCTGAATCTCCAACGATCTTGGCCCGAACAACTCGCCCATCTTTTGCTTTTGCTTCTCAAGATTGTTGATTATTTCAACCTGAGAATTCGCCTCTATCTGCAATTGATTGATCGCGTCGGTGTTGCCTCCAAACGGATCGAACTGAGACTTGAGTTTATCGATCTGCGTTAGCCTTGAGTGCATACCATCGTATGCTTTATTGAGCTCCTTTTGGATGCCTTGGAAAGCATCGTAAGCCGCCTGCTGCTTGGCTTTTGGATCTCGAACAAGCGAAATATCTTCGAGAGTCTCGCCGAACTTCTTATTTGATAGCTCGTTTAGTGCTGACGTAAACCTATCAGCATCCTCCGTTGCTTCCGTAAGTGCGTCCTTAACCTCCTCGACCCCGAAGATCATTTCGCCGATCGACTTGCCGAGCTGAAACGACATGACGCCAACGAGAGCCGCGATACCAGCCTTAAAGAGATTCGCACCAGCCCCGCCTAGCTTCTGCACCTCGGCAAACTGACCGACCTTCTCTGTGATAGCTGCGACTTGCTGAGCCGCTGACGCAAGCTGACCGCCGCCAAGTTGACCAGCGAGAATGCCGATAAACTCGGTCGAGGCTTTAGCCTTTTGGCCAGTCTCCTTGATGCCCTTAACGGATGCCTCGATGTTCTTGGCTGCGCTCATCGCCTGTGCGGATGCTTTGTCTTCCGCCGCTATAACGATCTTGACCGCATCGCCTGCCATCTATGCTCGCTCCGCTTTTGCTCGTTGTTCTTCGTTCTTAAACCGTCTTGCCGCCTCAAGGAAACTAACCGCCTGATCAAGCGCCCCACCCGCTACAGGTGGCAAGCCCTCATCGAACAGATCAACCAACTCGACGAATTGCCCGAGACCATCGCAATATCGATTGGGGCAACCTTCAACGCGAAAGATGCCTTGATCGCATTGATCGCATCCGCCACCGTTGCAAGCTGTGCATTCGATTTCGATCGGTTCATGGCTCGTTCCCTTGTCTTTGCATTCTTTGTCGCTGCAATGCCGACAGAGCAATCCCTGCCGTATCAATGCCGCGACTCTCAGTCTTTTTTTTCGGAGTCATCCATTCGCTGATTGTACGCACACAGCGAAAGCAACTCTCTAGCTTCGCTAAACGTCAACAGCTCATCGAGAGCATCGACGCTAAACGGTTGCCCCATGTTCGACCAGCCACAAACAACTCGCTTTAGTTGCTCGATGGTTGCGTCAAATATTTCATCGACAGTAACGCCATCTTTATGGATGATGTCGATAATCTCAAGCAATCTGCGTTGATGCCGCATCGATTGAGACTTGACGCGAAACACTGGCCGAGATTCGATGGGCTTATCCTTGTCTGATGCAAGCACCACCAAAAAGCTTTGATCTGGTTCCAAAAAGATTGGCACGTTACCTCCGATGCCTATTAAGTTGCCGCTGTAAAGGTGATCGAGCATTCCTCATCGACGGATGACCCGTTTCGATTTCCTTGCCACTCGATTTCATCAGTGACCATGTTTTCTCGATCTGCTTCGGTCAAGCCGACGATTTGAGCCTTCGGACAAGCGATCGTGATTTTGCTGTTCGTAGGCCCGTCAAGATCCCAGGTCAGAGCGTGCTCGCTCATGTCGAGCATTTTGGCGTAAACCGGATTGGTCGCAACAAGCTTGGCCTCAGGGTTTCCCGTGACCTTGATGAGCCTGTTGGTAATAAGTCCGCACTTGAGCCCCGCTACATTGCTAGAATCTTCCCGAAGCATCATCGTATTGCCGCTATCGAGCGTCATGTTTTCAACTGCAAGATCAACGCTGTTCCATGTAGTTGTCGAGGATGCGAACCGCAATGGGCTTGCCGTCGGATAGGTAGGCACAAGGATGGCCGTATCAGTCGGCGATTCCCAAACACCCATGAAATCGAACTCAAGGAAAGCCGCTTTTCCTGTTGGGCAGTTGATCTTGAATGTTCCAACGCATCCACGCAAAAGCTTACGAACGCCGTCGATATAAACTGCCATCGTGAGGGTCTTTACGTTTGTCCCTGGGGCTTCCGTCCGAGGTGTAAACACTTGACCGGACTTGACCCAACCGCAAGCAGGAAGAAACGTATCGGCCCATGATGGCTCGGTAGCCGTGCCATCCCAAGACGCATCATGCTTGAATGTGAGCCTGCCCTTGTAGTTGCCGGGAACCGAAGCACGCATCCCGAAAGATGCCTGACCTTCCCTGGCCTCAAGTTCCGTTTCGCTCTGGATCATGATGTCATAGCAGTTGAAAGCCGCTTCGGATGCCGTTAAAGCCTCCGCCGTTCCCGGTGTTGCTTCGATCTTTGCCGCCAATACTCGCTTGCGTTTTAGTAGAGTCATTTGCCTAGCTCCCTTGATGCTCTTAGTTTAATCTGTCCACTGGCCGCAAGAATGATTTCTCTAAGCCGCCGATTGATTTCAATTGGGAGTCGCTCCCTTGCAGTATCCGCCGCAATTGTCCCGATGTTGCCTTCGCGGAAGTAGTCACCGGGTCGCTTGCTGAGAACCCGAACAAGCTTCCTAGCCCCTTCGCTAGCTGGCCGGTAAACATCGCCACGCCATCGCGACTGGATGAACCCATCGGAGATTACAGTCCACCCGCCGCCCATGTGCGTTTTGTATTGAACTCCGAGACTCTGCCTCTTGCCCCGTCGCTTCTTACTATAGGACTTGGCTTCGTTCATCCGAACCGGGAAGTGATGACCTTCCCAAAGCCCAATCGTTACGCCTGCGTTACCGGGCTCGGCTTTGTTCTTTTGCTTGATTGTTTTCTTGAGCGTTGCTGCTTTGTTGATCGGTTTGGCTACGCCCTTGTTCTCACTCGACAGCTTGAGGTTGACCAACGGATTGAGTGCCTTTGCTGCTTGCACTCGGACAGTCTTTGCAGTCCGATTGACTGCTGTAGCCAAGTGCCTTGGCAAGTGATCGCCGAACGCACCAAGGTTGCTTTTCATTTGCCGAATTGAGGCTTCGTCAACTGTGATTTTTAGCATCAGTTCCGAAGCTCCGTTGGGTCATCTTCCGAGACCCTGAAAGTGATTTGCAAAGGGACAGTTAACCCATCGATCCCGCCATCCGCCGCGATGAATTGTACACTTCCGAAGACCGCATCGACAGCGTTACCTCCGAAAGTATGCCAAGTAGATGAACCGCTTGCAATCGCTTTTACAACGTCGGCATGGAAAGCATTTAGCATTTCGTCGATAGCCTCTTGCCCTCGCTCGTCTTGCATAACGTGACAATGGATATTGAAAGTCTGACGGTAAGCATTGGCAGGCGGATTGCCTGGCCTATCAAGCTCACCGACTCGATCCAATGGCCCCTGAGTCAAAACGATTTGGTTATGCCTTGGAGTAAAGTCGGCGAAGCGTTTTGGACGCTGCACCTCGCTGATATCCGTTGAGTACGAACCGCTGCCGATCATCGCATCGAGACGCGACTTGAGAGCGAGAGCGATTGTTTCAACCACTGCTACCGGCATTCGAGAATCAGCATCCCTTCATCGTGACTTGTCAGTCTTAGGATCGAGTGCCTTTTAACAGGTTGACCGACTCGATCTGAAAATTCTAGTTCGTCACCGCCTAGATTCAACTCGTCGCTTGCGATGCCTTCAGTCTCATCATTCGCAACGTGTATCTCGAAAACGGGATATACAACGTCACCATCTTCGGGAAGGATGCCAAGGGCTTCGCGCACAACCACCGCGCTGATCTTCCGAGACCGACCGTTCCGCTTGTAGTAAACGATCGGCTCTGCAAAGTCATCAGAGTTGGCGAAGACCTTCTTGGCATCCTCTTTGATGAGATCGTGAAGGCTCATCGGTTACTGACGCTTGCCATCTATTTCGATGTAGTCCAGCTCGAAAACGTCGGCGTTTGTATTTGCCGCTTTTTGAAGCTGAACAATCGGTTGAAGGCCAGCCGAGTAGCCAGACATGTCGAAGGTTGTTTCTTTCGCCACTCGCACTCCGTCGATGTAGAACTTAACGTCCTGCTTGCCGCCAGTGAAGTCGATAACGAATTCCTTGTAGGTCGTCCCAAGGGTAACGCCCGTCGAAACGTCGTTATTGTCTCGTACCGCATCATCGGTCTCGACATAAACCAACGTGGTACTGTTAGCCCCTTCCATCCTGAACCAAGCATTGGCCGCTACGTCATCGGCGGTATCGTTTCGAGCCGAACCGAGACCGAAGACCAAGATGGATCCACTGGTAAAGGTCGATGCACCGATCCGAGCCCGCATAACAACCCGCTGAACGTCGTCGATATCGAACGCCAATGCATCGCCGTGAGCGTTGCCAATGATCTGAATTTGGCTTGCACTTGTGAGGGTGCACACCAAACGGTCGTTGTTTCGCTGTGACGTAGGAGGAGCCGCCCCGGTAACCGCAACGGTCCAAGGGGTAGCGATGTTTGCTGAAGTCGGAATGGATACCGCTGGCCCGATGAAGTCATCGACGTACGGTTTGAAGTCTTTCATGCCTGCCATGTTTTTATATTCCTGTTTTGTGAAATTGTTGCCATCCCAAAAAGCCCCTAAGCAAACGCTCAGGGGCGATGAATTAACCGGACTAGGTGCGGTTGCCGTAGAATCCGACATGATCGATCATCGCGCAACCCATCGATTGACGGATCTTGAAATCGTATTTGTCGGAAAGCATCGTCCATTCGTTTTCCAGCACCGGCGATTCTTCGCCCTGCAAGAAAACGATCTCGGCGGTATCAACTACCGAGCTCGACGCGATCAAATACCAGTTGGTCGCGTTGTTATTGTCGAGCAAAGCAGTCGCAACGACTTGTAATGGACGAACGCCGTTCACCCCGTAGAGGCTTGAAATCCCCTCGTTGCCGTTGGTTTGCGCGAACGAAAGGCTGTTCGTGATCCGCAGAGCCGTTGCTGCGTATCGCTGAGGCACAAGCAAGACCGACGGAACCAAGTTAAGCACCGAGCCGTTTAGACCCTTCTGCTTGGCCATCAACTCAAAGCCTTCGTCGAGAGTCGTTTCACTCGGAGCCGCTGGAGTCGTCGAGGTAATGTTTCGCCCGCTAACGTGCGATGCCGAGAACAAAACAACTCCATCCGGCATCATCGGATTCGATAGGAACGTGTCATAAACGAGCTGTTCCTGAGTTCGTCGAGCCGCAACGCCTTGCATCGATGGAATGCGAGACAATGCGTCGAGGTTGTCGTTGATGATGGTTTCCCAAGTCACTGAGAAATTCGCGCCGAACTTGTCGATGTTGTAGGTCTTGCGTCGGTCGCTGAGTTTCTTTTCGGGATACTCCTTGCCCTCGGGAACGACTTCAAGATTTTGAAATTCGCTCAACTGCGTGGCGTGGATATCTTTGAAATCCTCAACGCTTTGACGCTGACGAACCCAAGAAGACCAAGTGTAAGGAGCTTCTTCGTAAGCTGCCCGCAAGGTGTTGTTGAGTCCATCAAACAGGATGTTTTGGAAAGATCCCGTAGTGTGGAAAACATCAGCCAAACCGCGCTTAACGTGATTGAGCGTCGGAGCGTGTCCCATCGCCATTCGTGCGATGTCTTTTTTGGTGTGCTTCTCAGGATCGATGCCCATGCGTCGCACGCAAGCTTCAGCAAGACGGTAGATGCCGAGGTTAGCAAAGTGGCTTGCTCCCTCTGCCTTCGGTGCTGCTGTTCGCTTAACAGTGCCTTGAAAACATCGCTGCGTAAACCCAGCCTTAGCTGCGTTTTCGAATTTGTCTTGCTCCGATTCACCGAAGCCAATGTGAGAGCCTTCGACGGCCCCGCCTAGTGGTTGTGAAGCCATCTTTCGGATGATCCTTTCTTGAGCGATCTCAACGGTCACTGATGGATCGTCAACCAAGGCGTCTGTAAAGCTTCGCTCAAGCTTCGCAAGCGCACAATGGGCAACGATTGTTTTGCGTCGGTCGTCGGCTGCCTTAAGTTGCCTTGCAACCTCGGCTTCGACTTTCTTTTCAGGATCCTCGACAGGTGCCACTGCTTCGGCCCTCATCGCTTCTTCAGGCTTCTTGTCTGCCATCGATTCAACTTGCTCCATCGGAGTGTCGCTCAATTCGTCAGCCGCTTGAGCTGCTGCCTTGCCTGCGAGGAAGATGATGATTTGCGTTGGATCGGTCATGCCTTCTGGCAACCCGAGCCCCTTGAGAGTTGCCAAAAGCGACTCGTCCATTCTTTCAACCCTTTCTTGGTCATAAGACCTGCGAACAGTAGAATTAGGATCTGCACCCGTTGCGCAGATCGAAGCGTTGTGAGGTTCCCATGCGGTTACTATTTCCGCTGGCCCCTCAATCACTTGGCCCCTTGGCGTAGTGTACGTTTGGCCCTCTCGAACGAATTGACGCTCTAGGATCTGTGCATCAATCGAAAAGTCATTCAAGTGGCCCTCGGTGTATCTTGTCGCGACGATTTGACTATCTGGATCGCTCGCAAAATCAGGCAAGCCTAGCAGCTCATCGCCCTCGATAACGATGTTGCGAATTGATCCAAAGACGTTGCGAACAGTCTTATCATTGTGGCTGTCAACGATTGGTAGCTGTCGCTTGTCGTTTCGGAAGCGAACGCCATCCATCAAGAGGACTTGCTTGATCCATCCGCGAGTCTGATCGTAGATGTCAATCGGAGTTTCGGTCGCAATCACCGCCCGGCCATCCTTGACGGTTCCGAATTGTCGAACAATCGATCCGCCCTCAATAGGCTTGGATTGATGTCTTGCATCGAGTTCTTTGCGTCGCTTGATTAGGTTGCTCTTGTTCATTGCGTCACCTCAGCCGGTAGCGTGTCAACTGATCCGTCTTTTGCGTCGTCAATAAGGGCTTGTACGCTCGCTTCGCTCATGCCGACCGACGATAGGAACACTCTGGCCGCTGCTTCGCTTATGACCCCGCTCGAAAGCTCATCGAGGGTCTTGGCAATGGCTTTGCGGTTGCGATTGAATTGAAGCGTTGATAGCCCCATCATTTCACCGCTTCCGGTTGCTGGTTGCGTTCCAACCGCACCTTGAGTCTGAGCCGCCGAGATCGCTAGCTGCGTTTGCTCTGGAGTCTGCAATCCAAGCTTTTTGAGCAATCGATTCTCTTTGGCCCGCTGATAGAACACTGTGCGGAAATTGAGGCCTTGAGCCCCGAGGACTTCCGAGTAGGTCGCGGTAAACGAATTGATGCCCGATTCGCTTGTCTGTTGCTCAACGCCTGGATCCACCCATTCCCATTTAGGAGTCTGCCATTCGACAGGAGTGAACCGCCTGCGATCGCTTAACAGGTCAACAGGCGATGGGAAACCGTCGAGGCTTGTTCTGGTCGCTGCATCGCAAAAGCGATCCCAAACAGGCTGCAGGAGGTGTCTAATGATGTACTTTTGGATGATACGGAACCGCCGACGATCTTCTAGCTGGCTTGTTCGGCTCGAACTGTAGGAAGTCTGCGAGTAGTCGCGTGCAACAACCTCATAGGACAGCCCCGTACCAACTGCGATCCCTCGAAGGATTACTTTCGTCCACTCGCCCGCGCTGTTGTTCGGCCTGGTTGGATTGATGACCTCAACCGATTCATTCGGATTAAGATCAAAGATTAGCCCAGGCTCGAGGTATCGCTCACGGTTTCCGTTTCTGTCGCTTCCGCTTCCCGCTTCTGGGTTGCTCAAGTTGCCCATTGGCGTCTCGGTCTTGATCGCTGCTGTGAAGCAAGACGCGATAGCCGAAGCTTGGAGCTCGTTGTCGAGATACGTTCCAAGATCCCTGATCGATGCCAACGCTGGAGCAAACCAAGTAACGCCGCGCGTCTGTCCGACTCGATCCTGCCGGAATAGATGGATAATCTCCCTAGCTGGAATCTCTTTCGGAGTACGACTGACTGCGTAAGGCTGTAGAGGATGGTCGTCATAGATCATGTACGCAAGAGGTTTGCCGTATTCGTCAACCTTGATGCCGCGAATCACCCGCGTACCATCCTTGCGATCGATGCCCATCGTGTAGGTATCGCGATCGGTCGCTAGCCTGTCGGCCTCGATGATCTCAAGAGCCATCGGAATTGGTCGAGAGATTCCGCGATATTCCGTCGATGGTAGATTGACAATCCGAATCAGCACTTCGCCCGCTTCGACCATTTCGCGAAGGGCGATAATCTGTATTTCTTCAAGCGTTAATCTGCCGTTGATGTCGGCAACTTCCGACCATTCTGACCAAGCCTTATCGCGCAGGTCGTTTATGTCCTCGATGTCATCGCCTTCGGGAGTCTCATAGGTGCTTTGAGCCTGGATGCCCGCACCGATTACCGATGAAACGATCGTATCGACCACGCCCCAAGCGTAAGCATTATCTCGAACCAAAAGCCTAGCCCATGCCCGAAGCTTATCAGCCCCGAATGGCCCCATCAATTCTTGGTCAGCCGGTAGGTTTTTCGGATTCTTGTTGCTGCTAACTCTAGATGGTTCGGCCCCTTGGTAGGATCGCGCAAGGGCTTTCCTGGCCGCTTGCCGTCGCAATCCTGCAATCGGACTTACCGCCGATACCACTGAATCGATGAATCGATCAATCATCGACCACCCCCTACGATTCTACCGAGGGAGATGCCGCCCGATCCGCTTTCGCGTTGGACTTGATGGAGTAGCTTGTTTCGCTGTTCCATTAGCGACGCTAGGTCAAGTTTGGTAACCGTCCGAGAGCCAATAGAATACTGCTGAGCCCCTCCGTTTAGGAGAGCCTCAATAGCTGCGTCGATGAGTGCTAACAGACTTGCTGCTGATGCCATGCACAAAGGATTGCATGGAGAGCCGACAATCTCAATCGTCTATAGCGACTTGTTACCACGCTGATGGTAAACCGCTTGCTATTCTTCCACTTGCTTGTACCGATAGCCACAAGGCTTCCAACCGCAACGGATGTAGCGAGTGTTTCCTTTCGTGCAATAGACCCGACTGTAGCTAGATCGTGTCGGTCGCCTTGCTGTACACTGAACGCAATCGCGAGGGCGAAACCTTGGCATGGTCTCAGCAATCGATTCTTCCTCTTTGGTTAGAGGGCTGATTTCAGGATGCGGTATCTCTTGAGGGTTGCAATCTTCGAGTGAATCATACGTCAATGTTCCATCGTCATCGTAAATCCTAGTCCTAGATGAAACATCCTCGACAGGATCATAATCTACGCAAACACCTCGACCTATTGGTTTCGTTACCTCCTCTGTTTGAACTGAAATAACCGTCTTTGGTCTTTTCGATTTATTCGCCATATCATCCTCTCCGCTTGGGAATCCATCCACCTTGTCTCTGTTTGAATCGTTGCTGGCCGTGCCTGTAAGCCTGCTGTGCTGGCTTTGTTTGCTTTTGCTGATCGCCGCTAACGTGCTTCGGTTGCACCTCGATCTCACTTGGAGCAATCAACTTGACCCCGCAAGCCTCACTAGCCGCCGCTGCCATGTAGGTCGCATCGAGCCAGTGATTATTTGAATCCTTGACCATCCAGTAGGTCTTAGCCCCCTTGCCCTCAGTGAATTTAGTCACGAGCTCTTCGGCTGCGATATGTTGCGAGTACTGTGAATGTCTGCGTTCTTCCTCAAGTGCAAACAACGAAAGCGAACCGCGCCGAAGCATGTTCGATTCGTCGAAAGTCGGCGTCATAAACCGTTCGTGGATGAATTGCTTCCAATAGCTTGTGTCCAGTTCATACAACCAAACATTGGACGATGGCAACTTTTGAGCGTGTAGGTTGGCACCTGCGATAGTTGTCGATGTTGACTTGGCTTTTCGATGGTATGGGTCTTGACCTTTCGACGGATGAAATATCCCGCCGACCTCACGACAGAACTGGTAAGCCGCATTGGTAAACGCACCTGAATCCACAAAGCAAAAATCGATCGTTCGCCGAGTGCCTGTTGTGTCGCTGAACTCTTTGGTTAGCAACTCGTCCCGAAGGCTCAAGAGAGCCTGATAGATCATCGGCTCACTAGCTTCGTGATTCATGCTCTTGTCTGTTCCGTAAACCTGATGGATACCATAGTCAACCACAACACCTCCGGCCCCATGCCACCAGGCGATAAGAACCCAATGAAGGTAATACTTGCCCAAGTCGATCGCCGCTGTCAGTGCCACCGTGTTAGCTGGTAGTTGACGACGAACTAAACCGCTTATCCTCGACTCAACAAGAGCCGGAGTTATTCCAAGGCCCATTGGCCCGGCTTCCTCTGGTGGATCGTTGTCAATCTCGGTCGATACCGCCTTTTGGCCTACGTCTGCGACTCGATTGAAATAGCTTTGCACCGCTGACAATTCCATCGGCTCGCCGTCGCTGTGAGTCTTTTTGCTGTAGCTATGCGGATTGCTAACGACAGATCCCCGCTCGATGTCCTTTTGGTTGTCACGCCAAAAGCGGAAAGCCTCCCGAGCGTCAGGATCGTCGTCCTTGCGTCCCTTTCTCATGTCGATGTACTTCTCTATCAAGTCCATCCGATCCGGCTTGGTAACGAGCTTGCGGTATCGCTTGCCCCTCCAAGATGGCTTGATCTTCGGATCGGTGTAACGATACGCAATGCACTTTCTGTTTTGAATCGTGCAAAGCATGACCCGAGGGATCCGCTCTGAGGACTGACCTAACCCCGCAATGTCTTGTTCGATTACCTCCTCGTTCTTCTCGATGGTCGTTTCGCTTGCTGCTGCTTCCCTATCTTCGATGTCATCGATTATTGCAAGAGTTGGTCGCCTGCTTCGATACTTAGTACCTCGGATCGCACCATCGATGCCCAGAGAGTAAAGCACCTGGCCGCATGAAGCAGGCTCGATCTCTTTAGGCCAATCGGGGATCTGCCCGCGGTTGATCGTAGGGAAGACAAAGAATTCCGGCCCGATGACGATGTTGGTAGGCATTCCGCCGCAAGTCTGCATCCGTCCGCGACTTGACCAACCGCCAACAGATTGGAATGGGATCCCGATTTCAGGATAGTCCGCAATGAACAAATCGTTTTGCTGCAGTTGCTCAACTAGGTCGCGCACCTCCTTTTTTGCTTTGTCGGCGTTCTTGCCAATGACGACAGGAAATGTCGATAGGCCACGCACCATAAGGAATAACGCAACGCGAATAGATAACGTCGTTTTCCCTTCGCCCCGAGGCCCTGCGATACCTTGATCCCCACCGTACTTGGCCGCGTCGATGATTGATTCGATCATCGCTAGACGGTCGCTAGTCCATGCCTCAAAGAACTGGGATCCGAAATAGGTCGAAAGCCAAATCTTCGCGTCTTGTTCGCTGTCGATCCTTCGCTGCATGTTCGCTGGCCTTGGAATCGCTATGTCACGTTCCGCTGCCCTCTTTCGAGCCATCCTCTCCGCGTCCTTCGATTTCCTCCCCGTCGTATTCGTCAACGATGAGGCCATCGACGACGACACCTGATTCAGCCGAGAGCCTAGCAACCTCTCCAGGGCTGAGTTGTCGAGCGAGTTCCACCAATCGCTGTCTGCGTTCATGCTCATCTGCTTGATCCATCCTCTCTTGCTGGACGTTCAAGGAATCCGCCGCCATTAGAGCCTTGGCCGCTGCGGTCTTTTCCCGTGGCGAAGCGTTTTTGTCGGCAACAATCGCCAAAAGGGAAAACATGATCTTTTCCCGATACTCTGGTTTTATTGGCCATCGCTCACGCAACGCTCTCTCCCATAGTCGAGTCTGACGGACTGTCATGAAGATTCAAAAGCGTTACGGTCGGAATCGCACCGCCCCTTCTCGGCTGGATTGCCGAGCGTGCCGCTGTCAGCACTTGTAACGCGTTTAGGGTATGGTTTCGCTAGTGATTGTATCTGCTTTCGCATCGCATCATCTAGGGGCATTAGGTAGCGATGCTTGCCGCAGATTTTTCGCTTGACGGCTCCTTTCGGGACTTTGGCTACAGATGCTGAGCCGCCACCAAACTGCTGCCCTGTAAACGCCCTTTTGTTTAGTCGCTTTCCATTTAACACCCACTCAAAACCACCGGAACTCCTGCCAGCGTAAACCCAGTTACCTGCTTGGTAAATGCCTCCGCTGTGGCCTTGCTCCGGATCAGCAAATGAAACAATCATTTTGAGCCCAGGGGATTTTGATTTTAGGAATGCAATGGCAATCTTGACTATCCTGCTTACTTGGGTTTTATGCTTGGTCAATGCAACCCTAACTAATTCGCAGCATTCGCTGATCCCAAGGCCATAGGGACTACCTAAGTTCCTGTTCATCCCCCACGCAAAGATCACAACGCCGATAAACCTGCCGCCTTCCCACGCCCCTATTTTGACCATTTTTCCCACTGGGAGCGACTTGCTGTAGTGCCAGTTCTCACAAGCATACTTTGCCGCCTCATGCGTTGCCCAATCGATTTTCAAATCAGCTTTGGTCACGGCAATCAAAGTCCTTTTGGCAATGAGGACAAGTAACGATCTTTTCTGCTAGCGTGTCAAGTTGGCCTTGATCGTCTTCGGTTCCTGGCTCAAAGTTGGCTAGCATCGCCTCGATTTCCTCAGTCGAGAAACCAGCCGCGTTTGCTAGTGCCTCATCGTCGGTCAGCAAGCCGCTTAGCTGGGCCGCTAGGATATCCGAATCCCACTGGGCTAGTTCTGCTGTTCGGTTGTCTGCAATAGCGTAGGCGATAGCCTCAGAGCCCTTTAGCGATGTCTTGACGCACTCGATCGAATCCCACCCAAGACGACGAGCCGCCTCTAGTGTTCCATTTCCTGCCCGAACGATGTTGTTCATGTCGATGACAATCGGCTTTTGCTGACCGAACCGGCGAAGCGACGCGACGATGGATTCTATATTTCGATCGTCGTGCTTCCTTGCATTGGCAGGATCGTTGCTAAGGTCTGCCACCTTGATCTTGATAATTTGCATACCGCCCCCCTTACCCCCCTGCGAACAAATTAGCG